GAATCGAGATGTGGAGACGCTCCCTGGCGGGATTTCGTTTGTTGATGGTGGCAGTCAGGGAATCAAGACAGCGTTTGAGGTCAACCTCAATCTGCAACACTTGCTGGGTGACATACAGGATGTGCGTGAGCGCGTACGCGGTGCGTTCTATGCAGACCTGTTCCTAATGCTTGCAAACGCTACAGACACTCGCATGACTGCTACGGAGGTAGCGGAACGCCATGAAGAGAAGTTGCTGATGCTCGGCCCAGTCTTAGAGCGTCTCCACAACGAACTACTTGATCCGTTGATCGACATCACATTCGAGAACATGGTCAAGGCTAATCTGATTCCTCCAGCGCCACCAGAACTACAAGGGATGGACTTGAGTGTTGAGTTCGTGTCGATGCTGGCTCAAGCACAGCGCGCAATTGGAACCAACAGCGTTGACCGATTCGTTGGAAATCTCGGAGCCATTGCACAGATGAAGCCAGATGTGTTGGACAAGTTTGACTCTGATCAGTGGGCAGAGTCTTACAGCGACATGCTTGGCGTTGATCCAAATCTGATTGTCGCTGGCAAGCAAGTTGCGTTGATCCGCGATGCCCGCAACAAGGCAATGGCTGCCAAAGAACAGGCCGCAATGATGCAACAACAATCAACCACCGCAAAGAATCTTGCTCAGTCGCCAACAGGTGGCGGTCAGCAGAACGCTTTGATGGATGTAATGAACCAATTTAGTGGTTACTCATCACCTTCACCAAGTCAAGTTTAAGGAATAAATCATGGCAGTACCAACAACAATTTCAATTGCGTCTACACCAAACAGTTTTGAATATGCGGCGGCAATCACGACAAGCGATACCGTCAGCCTGACTGGCATTACTCGCGCAGTGTATGTAGGCGGCGCAGGAAATATTACAGCAATCATGTCCAACGGTGATACGGTGTTGTTTACAGCAGTGCCAGTTGGAACCGTTCTTCCAATTCGATGCACTAGAATTAACGCAACTGCAACGACTGCCACCGCGCTAGTCGCAATGTATTGATATCAAATCTAACAAAGGAATAATTCAATGGGACTAAAACAAAAAAACGATCAGCCATTTCTTTATGACGAAAACGACAATCTTGTTGGAGTAAAGAATTCAAATGGCACAGATCAGCGATTTGCTGCAAAGGTTTACAACTCTGGAACTGCCGTAAGCGCAGTATCCGCGGCTGCTACATTTGCAACACTTACGGCTGCCGCTGGAGCAAGTTCTACACTTACTCGTATTAGCAGTGCTGGAATCCATAGTCTTACATCGGCATCTAATGGCTTAGGTGTTTATGTGTCTTGGGATGGAACTGGAAGCGGAGTGAATGGCATCTACGCAATGACATATGTAAGCACAACTGCAATTGATATTGCATCTAAGTTCCTTGCAAATGTTGTCACGATTGGTGTTCAGTCTCCTGGTGTGTTTACATGTGCAGACCACGGTTTTTTATTGAATGATGGAATTCGTTTAACGACTACTGGAACACTTCCTACTGGTCTTGCTACAGGAACAACTTACTATGTAAACAATGTGTTGAATACAAGCACATTTACGGTTTCTGCAACTGTTGGTGGCGCAGGAGTCAATGTCACGGCAGCAGGATCTGGTACTCACACAGCGACAAGTTATTACGGTGTTCCAACCGTGGGACTTATTACAACAAATATTCCCGTTGCGTCTTTTACAGTTGGAGCAGGAGAAATCACAAGGACTGGTTACATGAACCTTTCTATGATTTTTACTCTTGTGTCAAATGCAAACAACAAGGCAATTACTGTGCAGTATGGTGGTGTTGACTGGGTTAATACAGGAACACTTACATCAACAATGACTTCTGCATATATCAGCAAAATTGCATATGCGCGTACACCGACAACGCTTGTTGCTCCACCAGTTGCATCTCTTGGTCACGGCGTAATCAATACGGCAAATGTAGTTATTACAAAAGATTATTCGGCTGCACAGACACTCATCATTTATGTCAAGTCTGGAACAGTCAATGAAGCAATTACTCTTGAAAGTTATTTGCTTGAGGTGAACTAGACGGTACCCATATCAATTTTGACATTGATAAAGTTCTGATGTGACGAATTACGATCCGCTCGATCTCAAGGGTCAGGAACGCGACAAGGCTGACAAAGACCTGCGCGCCAAACTGACTAAAGAGAACGAGGAAACGGATTTGAAGTGGATGATGGGAAACAAGCGCGGCCGCAGAATTCTGTGGAGGCTCTTGGATCAGGCTGGCGTGTTTCGTTTGTCGTTCGACCACAACTCCATGCAGATGGCGTTTAACGAAGGAACTCGAAACAGTGGATTGAGAATGCTGAACATGATTCACGCGGTAGCACCAGAACTCTACCCAATAATGCTGAAGGAACAGAATGACTCAAGAATCAATGATGACCGAAGCGCCGACAACAACTAACGAAGCCGCTGTCATCACACAAGAATCTGCGAAAGCAGATGTCACTAGCACGGAGACTGGAAAGAACCAGCAAGTCTCGGATGAGACCGCTGTTGGCAGTACCGATGGCGACACTAAGGAAGCCACCAAGACCGAAGAGGTCAAGGCTGGCGCTCCTGAAAAGTACGAATTTAAGGCGCCTGAAGGCCGTAACTTCGACAACGAGGTGATAACCACATTCTCGGAAGTAGCCAAGGAATTGAATCTAACCCAGGAGTCCGCTCAGAAGGTATTGGATCGAGTCGGCCCAAAGATGGTTGAACGACAAATGGCTGAACTTGAAGCGATCCGCAAAGGCTGGATTGACTCCTCCAAGGTTGACAAAGAGTTCGGTGGCGATGCCATCGATCAGAACATGTCAACCGCAAAGAAGGCACTCGACGCATTTGGTACGCCCGAACTGAAAACGCTACTAAACCAGTCTGGTCTAGGGAATCATCCTGAAGTAATCAGGTTCTTCTTTAGAGCAGGTAAATCTATCAGCGAAGATACTTTCGTAGGCGCAACGAACGGCGCTGGCTCTGCAAAGGGTCAGCCACGCGACTTCGCTTCGCAAGCATCCTTGCTGTACTCCAAACAATAACTCTAACAAAAGGACACTAAATCATGGCTACTCTTTCTACAACAAACCTCACTTTGGCTGATTGGGCGAAACGAACCGATCCAGATGGTCGCGTTCCAGTTGTCGCAGAACTTCTGTCGCAAACCAACGAAATTCTTGATGACGCTGTCTTCAAGGAAGGCAACTTGCCAACTGGTGAGCGTGTTGTAATCCGTACAGGATTGCCAACCGTTTACTGGCGCGCACTGAACCAAGGCATTCCAAGCACCAAGTCAACGACTGCACAAGTTGACGAGGCATGTGGCATGTTGGAAGCGCGTTCAGAAGTTGACAAGGATCTTGCAATGTTGAATGGCAACACGGCTCAATTCCGTTTGTCAGAAGACACTGCGTTCTTGGAAGCAATGAACCAAACCCAAGCGACCACAATGTTCTATGGCAACCCAGCCACTGAACCAAAGTCGTTCCTCGGTTTGGCTGGTCGATACTCAAGTCTGTCGGGCGGAAACGCAGCAAATGTTATTAGCGCTGGTGGTTCTGGTTCTGACAACACTTCAGTGTTCTTGGTCTGCTGGGGTGACAATACCGTGTATTGCCCATTCCCAAAGGGTTCCAAGGCTGGTCTGATCCATGAGGATCTCGGCGAGCAAACCGTGTATGACTCTTCAAATCGTATGCAAGCGTATGCGACTCGTTACCAATGGAAGAACGGTCTTGTTGTAAAGGACTGGCGCTATGTTGTTCGTATTCCAAACATTGATGTTTCTGACTTGATTGCTCAAACTGGCACACAGGCTTCAACTGCTGCCACAAACATCATCAAGTTGATGGCTCGCGCTATCTACCGTATTCCAAACATGACAATGGGTCGTTGCGCGTTCTATATGAACCGTACCGTACACAGCGGCATGGCTTTGGCTGCGTTGGACAAGAGCAATGCAGTGTTGAATATCAACCAAGGCTTGACGCAATTTGGTCAACCAAACAGTTGGTTGTCGTTCCTTGGCGTACCACTTCGTAAGGTTGATTCTTTGATCAACTCAGAAGCCGTTGTTTCCTAATTCAAGTCTCTAAGAAAGGACAAACAAAATGATTACTGATAATTTTCTCCGATTGTCTGGTTCACTAACGGCTGGTACTGCAACTGGCCAAACTATTACTGCTACAGCAAATTCAACCAATGTTGTTGATCTTTCTCTTGCGCGAGATATTGGCGAAGGCGAAGAATTGTATGTGGCGTTCACCGTTGGAACTGTGTTTGCAACTGGAACAAGCCTCACAATGGCTGTTGTTGTTTCTGCTGCTGATACTCTTTCAACACCAACAACCATTGGTACAACTGGTGCTGTAGTGACAGCAAGTTTGACCGCTGGTGCAATGTTTGCGGTTCGTTTGAATCCGCAAATTGCTTCACTTGGCTTGCGTTATCTTGGCGTGATCTACACCGTTGCTGGTTCCAATTACACAACTGGAACAATCACAGCAGATATTGTTACTGAGATTCAAGACGGCAAGAAGTTCTATGCGTCTGGTTTCACTGTTCTTTAATTTAAGGAGTCACTTATGGCACAAGTCAAAGCAATTGCAAAGTGTTTCATCGACAACTCTATTCGCGAAGAAGGCGATGTCTTTGAATACAACGGCACACCAAACACGAATGTCGTTCTTGTCGGAGCGGCTGTAGCAGAGGTGGCGGATGAACCTAAGGTGAAACAGAAATGGTCACCAAAGGCGAAACGCGATGCTGAAGACTTGGGTTGAAATGACTCGCTAGTTACAAAGTTGCCCCAAAGCGAGGGGAGCAGTTGACCCCTGCTCTCCTCGTTTCTTATCAGGAGATCTCGCATGGCCTCAGTCGTAGACATCTGTAATCTCGCGCTCGCGCACTTAGGCGATGACGCAACCATTTCCAGCATTGATCCACCAGAAGGATCTGCTCAAGCCGAACACTGCAAGCGTTTCTACGCCATTGCGCGGGACACGCTGCTTCAACTGCATCCTTGGAACTTTGCGTCCAAGCGTATTGCCTTGGCTGAATTAACAAACACAGTCACCACTTGGGACTACTCGTACGCAGTCCCATCCGATTGTCAAACAGTTGTATCTGTGTTGGCTGATGACGCGCACGATGATTACGCTGGTCGATTGATTCCAACTGACACGCCTTACTTTCCACCTGTTGTTGTTGCTGGCTCGTACACGCCGCAGCCGTACGGCGTCGAAGTTGACACGCTTGGCAACAAGATAATCCGAACCAACCAAGAAGCCGCCGTGTTGCGATACCAGGCTTTAATTACAGATTCGACCAAGTTTGATGCTTTGTTCGTACTAACTTTGAGTTGGCACCTTGCAAGCATGTTGGCAGGGCCAATCATCAAGGGTGACGCTGGTTCCGCAGAAGCAAAGCGATGCATTCAAATGATGGCTGGATACTTGCAGACTGCAAAAGCATCTGACAGTAATCAGCGCAACATCAAGCCAGAACATGTTGTCCCTTGGACGAGTGGGCGCTAAACGATGCCAACAACTCGAACATTCAACCGATCATTTGCGGGTGGCGAGTTGTCGCCAGAAATGTTTGGTCGAATAGACGATCAGAAGTTCCAGTCTGGCGCCGCCAAGTTGCGTAACTTTATTGCACTGCCGCAAGGCCCTGCTGTTAATCGTCCAGGCACATCCTTTGTGCGCGAAGTCAAGAACAGTGCCAACAAGACTCGATTAATCCCATTCACCTACAGCACCACGCAGACAATGGTTCTTGAGTTCGGCAATGGCTACATCCGATTCCACACGCAAGGATCTACGCTGTTGGCTGGCACTGGCGCCGCATACAACGGAGCAACATCTTATGTGGTTGGCGACATGGTCAGTTACGGCGGTTCAAATTATTACTGCATCCTTGCATCGACAGGCAACTTGCCAACCAATGTCACATACTGGTTCTTAATTTCAAGTCCTGCATACGAAATTCCAAGTCCATACTTGTCGGCAGACTTGTTTGACATTCACCATGTCCAGTCCGCAGATGTGTTGACATTGGTTCATCCAAACTACGCTCCACGCGAACTGCGACGACTTGGCGCAACGCAATGGACACTTGTCAAGATTCCGTTCGTTCCATCCGTGACAACTCCAAGTGGTGTTGCGGTCACAGCGTCTCGCGGCGAGGCGTTCAACATTACTGCGATCACGCAAGCGAATCCAGGATCTATTACGCTTTCGTCAGCACACCAATTTGTCGTTGGAGATTCCATATACATTAGCGGCGTTGGCGGAATGACTCAACTTGCTGACGGATTTTATGTTGTCAACACATCGGCAACTCCAGCACTGAGCGTCAAAAACTACACGACTGGCGTTCCTGTGAATACGACTGCATTTACCGCATACACAAGTGGCGGCACAGTTGAATACGGGTCAAAGATATTTGACATAGTAAACTCATATGTTGTCACCGCTATCGGCGCCAACGGAGTTGACGAGAGTCTTGCATCTACGAGCGCAAGCGCGACCAACAACTTGTATGTCAATGGCGCATACAACACAATCACATGGTCGTCCGTGTCTGGCGCCATCCGATACAACATCTACAAAATTCAGTCTGGTCTGTACGGATACATTGGTCAGACTCAGGCTTTGTCATTTACAGACAACAACATCGCGCCTGACATGGGAATTACAACTCCCATCTACGACACAACATTCTATGAGAACGGAATTGTCAGTGTCCCAGTGACTAACGGTGGTACAGGGTACGGAACAACATTAACTGGTGGGTCATTCTCCGCTGTAACTATTGTCAGTGGCGGAACTGGATATTCTGGAACTCCAACACTTACGGTTGCTGATCCAACTGGAACAGGCGCCGTATTTACAGTTGGTTTAACTCTTGGAGTAATTACCACAATTGGAATTACAAATGCTGGTAGCGGATATACGGCACCAATATTTGTGTTGGCTGATGGAGGCGCTGGCCCTGTTACAAAGGCTGTTCTTGCTCCTGTCCTGTCTCCAGTTGTGCGCGGCGCTGTGGTTCTTACTGTTACAGACGCAACTGGTACTGGTGCCGCCGTCAGCGCAGAAGTAACTAGTGGCGTGATCACAAAGGTGAATGTCACAAGTCCAGGATCAAACTACACCGCTCCAGTTGTTACAGTGACCACGGCGTCTGGTGGAACATCCGCAGCGTTTGGTACGCCTGTGTTGAGCGGATACAACTACCCTGGCGCTGTCTCGTACTTCGAGCAACGCAGAGTATTCGCAGGAACAACAAACTCGCCACAGCAATTGTGGATGACACGGTCAGGCACTGAGAGCGACATGTCGTACCGCTTGCCTGTCAATGACGACGACCGCATTTCATTCAAGGTCGCGGCGCGAGAAGCCAACACCATTCGACACATTGTTCCGTTGCAACAGTTGATGCTGTTGACCAGCGCGGCTGAGTGGCGCGTGTCTCCAGTTAACAGCGATGCAATTACGCCAACTACGATCTCAGTACGACCACAGTCTTACATTGGCGCCAACAATGTGCAGCCGTCTATTGTCAACAACAGCATGGTTTACTGTGCTGCGCGTGGCGGACACATCCGTGAACTGGGATACTCGTGGCAGTCCAACGGATACATCACAGGCGATCTGTCGCTGCGCGCCGCACACTTGTTTGACAACTACGACATTGTGGACATGTGCTACGGCAAGTCGCCTCATCCATTGCTTTGGTTTGTTTCGTCAACTGGCTTGCTGTTGGGGTTGACCTATGTGCCTGAGCAACAGGTTGGCGCTTGGCACCAGCACGACACTGACGGCGTGTTTGAAAGTTGCGCCTGTGTTGCCGAAGGTAACGAAGATCATTTGTATGTCATTGTAAAGCGCACAGTCAACGGCAACTCAGTTCGGTATGTCGAGCGCATGTCGTCTAACGCATTTGACGCTCTTGAGGATTGTTTCTTTGTTGACGCTGGTTTGACTTATGACGGCAACAACACGACAGCAACAACCGTGACCGTTTCTGGTGGAACACTTTGGGGGCCAACCGAAGTGCTGACAATCACAGCGTCCACTCCAATCTTTGCGTTCCCTGCCACGACAGATGTTGGGGATGCGTTTGTGTTTACGGCAACTGACGGAACACAGTACAGGCTGACAATTGAGAGTTGCTCATCAACCACCGTGGTTCAGGCTCGACCTGACAAGGTTCTGGCGGTGGCGTTCCGCAATGTGCCTATATCCAATGGCGCGTTCGCACGGAATTCTGTTGCAGGACTGTCACACTTGGAAGGCAAGACCGTTTCCATATTGGCGGACGGCGCCGTGTTGCCACAAGAAGTCGTTGTCGGCGGCTCAATCTCAATCGACCGAGCGGCAGTCAAGATACATGTTGGCTTGCAATACTTCAGCGATTTGCAAACTCTTCCGTTAACACTCAACATTGAGGCGTTTGGTCAGGGTCGAGTCAAGAACATTAATCAGGCTTGGGTACGAGTATTCCAGTCAAGCGGTTTGTTTGTCGGCCCTACCGCTGATAAGTTGACTGAAGCCAAGATGAGAACCAACGAGCCATACGGATCACCGCCAGCGCTGCGCTCAGACGAGATCAATGTCAACATCACGCCTACATGGGCGCAAGGCGGTCAAATCTACATTCGTCAGGCTGATCCACTGCCATTGACGATTGTCGGAGTAACAATTGAAGCGGTGGTAGGAGGCTAAATATGGCACCAGAATTTAATACAACATACGATCCATTATCACCAGGCAGTGCTGGGTTTGTTGGCCCTATGCAGGGTGGCGGATTTGCCGCAGGTCTTGCCGAAGGCTTGCAAACGCTTGGCCCTATCATGTCAATCTTTGGCGCCGCCAACAGCGCAATCGGAACCTTCTACCAAGCCAAGAGCGCGCAGAACCAACTCAAGAGCCAAGCACTCAATCAACAGTTCCAGTCTGAAATGTCTGCGATCAACGCCAAGAGCGCAGAGTTCGGCGCGCAACAGTCAATGCTGTCAAGCGCCAAGCAGATCGGTCGCTACACAATGGGCGCTGGTCAGGCTAAATCGTCAGCCAAGGCGTCGATGGCTGCGCGTGGCATTCAGGCTGGCGTAGGAAGCGCCGCAGAGGTCATTGGCAGCATGGATCTAATCAAAGAGATCGACAGGATGACTATGTCTGCGAACAGCGTACGACAGGCTGAGTCGATCAGGAACCAAGCCATGAACTACCGCAACCAGTCTGTGATGTCTGGATTAAGCGCCGACAACTTAAACACCACGGCTGGAACGATTAGTCCTGGCATGGGAGTTGGAACTAGTCTGCTGACTAGCGCCGCCGACATTGGTCAGAACTGGGCGCGCAACAATCGAATCGATCAACTGATCGCAGCCAACTCAAGCGTGAGATCTTAAAATGCCAACAGTACCTTCATCGTTTGTCCCACAGGCTAATTTGCAAGACGGAGGCGAGGTTCCACTACAAGCGCCAGGCGTCGAGCCAGTCCGCAACTTAGCGGCTGATCAAGAAGTACAAATGGGTCAGGCTATGACTCGCGCTGGCAATGTCGCTTGGAATGTAGGTAGCAACATCCAAGACGCAATTGACGAGGCTGGCGCCAAGGCTGCTGATGTCCAGTTCCTGCAATCGACACAGCAACTGCTGAACGGACAAAATGGATACATGAACATGCAGGGCATTGACGCTGAATCAAATTTTCAGGCAGTCAATGATTCAATGATTCAGTCCGCAAGTGGAATTGCGGATGGTTTAAAGAACGACACGCAGAAGCAGATGTTTAAACAGGCTGCGTCTAGAAACTTGTTGGCGTTTCAAGGTCAAATACTAAACCACAGGAACAAGCAAGTACAAGTTCTTGCGGTCACAGCAGCCGAGGCGCGAACCAACGAATATGTTGGACTCGCAGTAAACGATTACAACAAGCGAAACCAGACCGCAGATGTTGTTGTAAATGGTGTAACCACCAAGATCCCTGTTGGGTCTTTCAATGCAAATGTTGGCGTTGCTATGGCTGAAGTCAAAGAGATTGGACGGCTGCAAGGGTTTGCCGAAAACTCCGCACAAATGAAGCAACTAGAAACCAAGGTCTGGAGTCAGGTTGCAACAGGAGTCACAAACAGATTGATGATTGATGGAAAGTATCAATCCGCAATGAACTATGTCAAAGAACAGAACAAGGCTGGCCACCTTGACACGAATACCGCAGACTCATTGCTAAAGTCAATTGATGCAAACATTGACCGTGTTGCACCATCAGAAATTGCATCGAATGTTTGGTCAACTGGAGTTGCCGACAGTAAAACTACTGGCGGATATCAACCGCCGATTGAAGGCGCAAAGACAATAATTCCAGACGCTGGCGCCAAATACGGCATTGATATTGATGCGGCTCCAGGCACTCCAGTGCTTTCACCATTTGACGGAACAGTTGAATCAATCACAACCACTGATGGCGTTACTGAAATTGTAATGAAAATGGATGACGGCGTAATGGTCAAGATGTCTGGACTTGCAGACGCCAACATGGTCGAGGCTGGTCAACGACTTGTTACTGGCGAGCAATTGTCTACCGCTCGCAAAGAGTCAATGCGATATCAAGCATTTAAGAATAACAAGCCAATTGATCCGCGCAATCTAAATAACGAAAATTCAAACATTGACAGGGAAAATGCACAGCCGCCTGAAACATTGCAGGAGGCTCGCAAAATTATCACCGAGCAAATCAAAGATCCAACCTTGCGGGCGCGAGCGCTGGCAAGCGCAACCGAGCAATACGAACAGAAGCAAGCGTACGAAGAAGAACAATATAAAGCCATGTTTAATTCTGTAATGAGTGGAGATCTTACTAAAATTGATCCTGTAATCTATGGCAATCTTAAACCAATAGATCAAAAATTAGTTACTGAAAAAATACAAAAAGAAAACGATCTTAATTTTGAAGTTCAACTTGCCGAGAACCCAGAGATTCTTACAAAGGAATGGCTGTTTGAAAATCGCAAGTTTATGACTAGGGAAACTTATAGAGATTTTACTAAAGAACTAAACAGTGCTGAATTTAAAAACAAACAATCGGATGCAAAGGCGAACGCTGACCAATTGAATGAAACTTTGTATCGCAATGGCTTGAATGATTTAGCAAATCCAAAAAGCGGAGATGATGCACAAGCAAGTGCGTCACTTTATTTGCGTAATTCAATTAATCAACAAATTGCTATTGAGCAAACAAGACT